CTGGCATATGCCCTTATCCTTTCAAGAATGTCCGCGCATCGGCGGAGAAATTATGTGATTTAGACGGCAAGCAATCGGACGCGGTGCTCGACCAGCCCGGCCCATGGCCCCGCCGGATCGCGCAGTATAATCGACCGCAGGAAGACAAAGCTCGCGATCCGCCAGCCAGGCAAATCACGTGGGATCGCCACTAAGGCATCGTCAACATGGCCCATAAGGTCCGCCAGCCGCGACGCGGCCTCGCCATCATCCCACACCGTAAACGCCAGCCGGATTTCACGCCCCTGCTGCGTTTTCGTCCCCCAATCGGTCACCAACCCGTCGGTGACCGCGACATAAGGAAAGTCGGCACGGGGCGGCGGGCCGTCATAAATGCCCTTCAGTTGCGCGGCCAACACCGGGTGTGCCGATAGCGCCGCCACGGCAGCGGCTTGCAAGGCTTGCACTGCATCGCTCATCGTCCGAAATTCCTTAATTGCGCGTCGTCCAGCATCCGGCGGCGCAGGTTTTTGGCCACTAAAGTTACGCCTTCGTCACTACGTTCGGCGTGCACGTCTTGCGGCAAGTCAGTTGCCATCAATCGGTCGCTGATCCGCTGCACGCGCGCTGCTCCCAAGACGTCGGCTTTGGCCGTCAGACGGTCGGCGTTCATCGCACTTCTTCGCAGGTCAGGTGCATTTGACCGGGCGTCTGCGGGTCACTTAAGGCCCCGCGCACCGCCAGATATTTGCCCCGCCATGTCAGCCTTGTACTTAGGCCAAGCCCTTCGCGTTTGCGCAACGTCACCCGCCAACGCGGCAGTGCCGACAAGGCATCGCCGCGCGTCAGATCGGCGGGCATTAACGGTGAAACCGCCGCCCATGCCTGCCCATCATAGCTGTAATTGCCTACTGCGCCTGCGCGGCTGTCGCGTGTGCTCAGGCGCGTTTCAATCACGACACGTTCGCGCAATGTGCCTGCAAATTCCCCGCTCATGGCAATTGTATCCGGCGGAATGGGAGCAACAACGCCATTGCAGCGGCAGGTGGGCCAGCATCATCGCTCGCATCGCGGTTGTTGTAAAAATATGCCGTCAACCGCAGCAAGCCAAGCCGAAGTGACTCCGGTAGACTGACCCAATTGGCTGATAGGCCAGCGATAAGCGATACCTCCGCACGTCCCGCAATGCCGGGCTGTAGCACCCGGAAATAGGCTTCTCCGCGTGAGCTGATCTTTGCCTCCCACGCCGATGCAGCCATGGGAAAGCTTGCGCCCTCTGCCGGAATGCCCGTTACGCCCACGATTGACTGCACGGGCATGGCTTGCAGTATTTGCCAGCCCGACCCTGTCGTGACCATATCCTTTGCACCACGACGGATCAGTATCTGCCGCGTGAACTGCTCGGCATGTTCAACGGCGGCGACGGCGCAGGCGGCCAGCACATTGTCATCGGTGCCCGCATCGACACGCACATAGGCCCGAACCTCGGCCAGCATGACGCTGTCAAGGCCGAGCGGATCAAGGCTCAACATCTGATGTTCCTTTGAAATTGGGGAAGACGCGCTACCGGGGTTGCGCTATTCTAGCCATATCGGCTTTTGATGTTATGTGTTTTAACCAAAATTGGCCTCTGCCCATCAACGCAACGGGCAGAGGCCAAAATGTTTACGTCAATGAAAAGCGCATCAATTTGATCGCCGCCGAATTGATCAGCGCGCCACCAATGCGCTTTGTTGCGTAGAAATGGACATAAGGCTTGTTCGAATAGGGATCGCGCAAGATATTGGTCTCGCTCCGTTCGGCAATCAAATAGCCCGCCTTGAAATTGCCAAAGGCAATCGACAGGCTGTTTGCCGATATGTCGGGCATGTCTTCAGCTTCAACGACCGGATAGCCCATCAACGTATCCGGCTGCCCCGCGGCGAGGCCCGGTTGCCAGATAAACGCGCCATCGGTCGTTTTGAACCGGCGAATAATCGACAAGGTGGACGCATTCATGACCCAGCTTGCCCCCTGCCGATAAGGCGCGCGCACAGCGTGCACCAGCTCCACCAACTTGTCTTGCGGATTGGTTGCGGCAAAGCCGCCCGCCACGCCCGTCGGCACATATTGCAACGTGCCAAAGGGCCGCGTCGTATCACTTGTCGTCGCAATCGGCGCGGTCAGAAATCCGCGCGGGCGGTTGGTGCCATTGCCGTTGATGAATGCCGCGCCTTCGGCCTTGGCAAATTCGGTAGCAATTTCATCCGCTAGCCAGGCCTCCACATCAAATGCGGCATCATCCAGCATCGCCTGCGTCGCCGCCGGATTGGCGTACAGGTCGCCAAAGCTGGGGACGATTTCGTTGAATGTCGGCGTCGCCGTTTCCGGACGCGCCGCCGTTTCTGCGGCCCAGCCCGATGTCACGCCATTTTGCGTCACCAGCTTGCGATAGCCAGCCGACCCCACGCGCACCACGCTCGAAATCGCGCGAATGGGCGAGATTGATTTCAAGACGCTGTCAATAACTTCGTCAATTTCGCGCGGCACGGCAAAGCCGCCATCGGCAGGCGTTACGCCCGTGAAGCTTTTCAACTCCACCTCCGACCCGCGCCGCAAATAGCCATCGACAAAGGCCGACCGCGCCGGGTCAGCGACCTTGCCGCCCGACAAAACGGGCCGCGTCACCGCCACCGCCGGCACCGCCCCGTCAAAGACGGCGTCCAGATTGTCTGCTTTAATTTCATAATCCATGTCATTCTCCTTGCGGGCAAAAAAAAGGCCGCCCTGATGGACGGCCGGTTCAAAAAACTGTGCTTGCGGTTACATATATTCGGCAGGACATTGCATCTGTTTACCTTCGAATTCAAAATTTTCGGGAAGGCGACACCTACCAAGCTGAGCAGCATTCAGCTTTAACGCGCGGTGCGCGATGCTGCGAATTTGCTGCCCATGAGGTCGGTTAGGTGGCGACACAGCCACAATAACTTTGCTTGGAATTTTGGTTTTAATCAGTTGGAGTGGCGGCACCAAATCGGTATCTGCACTAATCAAGTAACAGGTATCGAATTGATCCTCAAACGCGTCTGCCACCATGTGGATCGCAATGTTTACGTCTGTTTCCTTTTCTTCTGGATGTTTCCAGCTAGAGCCACATGCGCGGCAACGACGCGGCTGCCCCTTGAATCGACCCAATATGCAGGACACGCCTTCAGATTTGAGCGCTGAAAGATATGCCTCGTGCCGTTTGACAGAATCCAGACCTCGTGTGTGTGCAAGGGCGGAAAAATACTTGATCAAGATGACTTCTTCATCTTGTTTGGGGATGAGTAAATGGGCCAAGCCGTGCAGCGAAAGCCACTTTAGCCTGTCGTCCTTTAGGTCTTTTATCGAGTGGTATAAGTTAAACCCATCAACGTAAAAGGCAGCTCGTTTCTTGATCATTCCAACATGATTACATTGCGTTAAGCAATGGGCAAGAAAAAACCCACGGGCCGAAACCCGTGGGGGCCAACGGCGCACCGTTGGTGTGGATTTCACCCAAATACGCTGTCTCTCTATACAATTCAACAACTTTAGTTCTCAACCGCCAGCACGCGGGCGAGCGGTTGCATGGGGGTGGCAACGACGCTGACTTCGATAAGGTCGAGGTCAGTGAGCTCCCGATATTCCTGTTGCTGCATCGCGCGCACGCGGTAGCCGAAGGATAGGCCGCTGCCCGCCTGCACGACGGCGCTGTCATCATCGAGTTGCGCGATCACCCGCAAACCGCGTGCATCCTCGCTTAAGCTTTCGACAAAGCCGATGCGGCGGCGTTGGTCATGCTGCCACAATAAGGGCAAACCCGCCTTTGCCGCGCGCGCAAACGCGCCTTTACGCACAATATCGCCGCCCTTGTCCGGCGCGTCGAAGATCGCGGCATAGCCCGCCAGCCTCATTGGCTGACCAATCCGGGCAGGCCCAATTTGAACGCAATGCCGATCAGCAACAACGCCAACACCATCCGCACGACCCAGCCAATCGCCGCCTTGCGCGCCGAGCGTTTGGCGTCGCGCCAGGCGGACAACAGCTCGCGCAATTCGCCCATATCCTTGGCGGCGCTGGCATCGTCCAGCCCCAGCCCGGCCAGCGCACGACGCGCACCAGTTTCGGAGGCCTGCTCCAGCAGACCTTGCAGTTCTTTATCAACCATTGATGTTTCCTATGTGTAAATCGGACCCAAACAGGCTCTATCCGCCGTTAAGGGTCGCGCGATCTGCGCAGCTTCATGCATGGTGCAGACGGCAACTGTTCAGGTCGCCGGATCCTCATCGTCGTCGGGAAAATCGTCCAATGTCAGTTCACGGAAATTTCCGTCTGGCTTAGGATAGATGACAGGCTTGTCGCCATAACGCTCGTGCAATGCGCGCTCTCGACGTTCATAACTGAATTCCTCAGGATCTAATTGATCAGGGTATAAAAAGCGGACTTTGAACGCTCCGTCTTTTACTTCATAATGAAGCACGGTCCATTTCTTATCTGCCTCGGCAAACTTCCAAAGGTCGAACAATGCGTCAAACAGTTCGCCACTCGGACGGTAATAGACCACTTGTTCGCCTTCATCGTGGAAAACACCTGCTTCACAGGAGCCTTCGGTCACTTCGGCATACATATAACTACCATCGGGGTGCTGATCGAGAATGTCGGCCAGGTGCTGCCCAATGCCGTTAAGCATATCGCCCATTTGTACGCGAGGGTCCATTTTACTTCTCCCCTTTTATGTTCGGTACTGTCTTACTAAATTCTTTGCCGTTTATTGTATATTTCACCTCGAGCGAATGCGGTCGCTTTGAAACACCTTCATACTTTGGTTCGATTTCTACGTCCACCTTTTGCTTTCTTTTCAATGCTTTTTTCCAGAGTATTTCCAATTTTCGATATTCACCGCGATTTATTCCGGCATCCTGTGCGAAATGGTTCGCAGGAATTTCGGGCCCGCCAAACTCGCGCGCAATATAGTGTCCGCCGTGATCCGATGGCAGTCGATCTGGCTTCCCCGCATTCTGTTGCGCGCTTCTCGAACGCCGCTGACTGGGTTCAAGTCTCAATTCCCCCGCTACTCCCGCCGTGCGTGATATGGCATCGGCACCGAATGTGTAGCCGTTGACCGTAATAGAACTGACGATCGACCCGGACGCAGCCGCCAGCGCAGCCCCGGCAGCTGCGGCAGCGGCGGCCTCCAAAAGCCCAGTGCTGGGTTTCGCTGGCGGTGCCCCGTTTGGTTTGACCTGTTTCGGTATATCTGCGGGGCGTGAACTGGTCGGTTTGGTTAACCGAATATTTTTGGGTTTCGGCTTTGGTGAAGTGACAACTGCAGGGCGTCTCGGTGTAGGCTGCGGGAGCGGCGCAACAGTTATCCGCTGCCTCGGCGTAGGCTTTACTTCCGGGTTTTTCCGCTTGGGTTTGGGCTTACTCCAAGTACCCGAAGCACCGCCACCGCCGAAACTTCCGCCACCGCCAGCAAATCTTTGCCCTTGTCCCTTAAATGTGAACTGGCCGTTTTCGGTGTCGTGCCACGGATTGAACTTGAATTCGAGCGCACCATTTTCGTTCGATATCTCTGACGGCTGCACGGCCGGCGCAAGGCCCACCGCCGCGCGTTTCTCTTCGGTCGTCAAAAAGTCCGCTGCACCCACTTGCGCCCACAACCGCTCCCGATCTTCGGCCAGCGCAGGGATCGCATCCAAATCCAAGTCCAACGTCAGGCCGTCAAAATAGGGCCGCAGCCCTTGCGCCAGCGCGTCCAAAATCTTGCGCGCCAACGGGATGATGCTCTGGTTCCACAAAGCGCGGTTTGCCTCGCGATAATTGGCATAAGTCGCATCGCCGGGCAGACCAAGCAGCACTGGCGGCACGCCAAAAGCGAGCGAGATTTCCCGGGCCGCCGCTTCCTTCAATCCGGCAAAATCCATCTCCGCTGGGGTCAGCGCCATCGCCTGCCATTTCAAGCCACCCTCCAGCAACATCGGCCGTCCGGCATTGCCCGCGCCTTGGAAACTGGCGGCAAGCTCCTCCTTCAACCGCGCATATTGTTCGCCGTTCAACGTCCCGCTGTCGCCCATGTCATAGACCAAAGCCCCCGATGGCCGCGCGGCATTATCCAGCAACGCCTTGTTCCATTTCGTCGCCGCATTATGCG